GTACAAAGTAAAGGCTCGTGACTTGTGTGTAGCGTTATGCTATCCTCCTGTTTTGGCTGGCGATTCGGATGCAAATAAATATGCAACGTACTACGAAGCCATAAAAGCATCATATACCGATTGTGTAATTCCACTTGCCACAATATTGCTAGATGGATTGGACATGGTAGATGCTTTAGGTTTTGAGACTTTCATTTCAACTTCAAGGGTAGAATGCTTACAAGAAGACCAAAAAGTAAGAGCCGAAAAAGCTAAGACTAACACGGATGCAATTATCAACCTGAATACTCAGGTAAATTCAGGCAATATAAGTCGTGAAATTGCCGTTACTATTTTAGTAACTGAGTGGTCGCTTGACGAAGAAGAGGCTAATGCTGTGATTATTGACAAATCAAGTCAAAACATTTCAACAAGCGATCAGGTAAACGTACTTTCTCCTATCGTTGCGACTAAGGTACTTGAATCAATGACTACTGATGAACGTAGGGACTTGGTAGGTTTGGGACATATCGAAGGGGGCGAAACAATACCACAAACGAAACCTTCATTTTAGCGTAACCGTTTAATTTNANTATATGACTATTTTCGTATTAAACATTTCATTCAAAGTTTCAGAGTCGGAACTTAAAAAAGCATTCGAGGATTTTGGCGTTGTCAATTCGTGTAAAATAGTTTACGACAAAGACACTAAGAAGTCAAAAGGTTACGGCTTTGTAGAAATGGAAGAACCAGAAGCATTGAAAGCAATCAAAGGATTGAACGGTGTTTCGATCGGTGGTCGTGAATTGGCAGTAAAAGTTTCAGAGCCTAAGAATTAGTATTATGGATAATAAGGAAATTATAGAGGCAATTTCAGTATTGAGCGAAACACTTAAAATATTAAATCCCGAAGCGATGCCAGTGTTGAGAGGGAACGTTCCATCTGAAACGTATATTACTGTTTGTGAAAAGATTCAACAATTAACAAATATGCTTTATTAGCCTTTGGTTTAGATTTTTTGTAATTAATCGCAAAAAGTCTATATTTGTTTCAAATAAACTTTGTCGGATAGAAACCGACCAGTTTGGAAATGGAAAATTGTCCAAAGAAGTGCCTTGATGGCGCTGAAAAATGCCTAGATAAAATCACGTCACCGAACGTGGACAAAGAAGCCTTGGTAGAATCTATCAAGGCTAAACGTGTTTCTGTGAATTATAAACTCGTACAGAAATGAGGGTAGCGATTCCGACATTCAAGACACAATCTGAAACGTTCGACTATCTACGTGCGAACAAAAAGAAACTCATTGCTGAAAAGTGTTTGAAACCTATCAAGCATGATTCTAATTATGGCGTTCACAAGGTAGCTGTTTCAAAATCACACGCTCAAAAAGCAACCGCACCATTACCAGTTGTCGAGATTGAAGATGGTAGTATTGAGGTTTCAATAATCGGAAACACGTACAACTTCTGTGATTCTCAAATGGACGTTCTGTTTGCTGGGTGCGCCACAAAGACAATCAAGGAAAACGGGGTAAAGGGCAAGGATTTAATTTATCACCTGAAAGACCACGACACATCTACTGATGATCGTATCGGTTATTTACAGGACATCTACGAGAAGGATTTTGCTTTGTCTGATTTGGGATTAAACATGCAAGGCAATACGACATGTTTAGTTTTCGATTCATTAGTGAAAAAAGAATTATCTGAAAAGCTATACATCCAATACCTTGACAAGAAAGTAAAACAGCATTCAATTGGCTTGCAATACGTGAAGCTATNCATGTGTATCAACGACCCGAACGATGCGGAACACTTTGCCAATTGGAACAAGTATTTTCAGTTTGTTATCAACAAAGAAGCGATAACCTCAGTAGGCTACTTTTGGGCGGTCACTGAAATAAAGTTATACGAGGTTTCGGCAGTGCTTTGGGGTGCTAATGAAATCACACCAACATTGGAGGAAACAGAAAAAGAGAATGAGCCGACAGAAGTCACTCAAAAATTGGAAGAAAAGAAAGAGCCGATTAAAGAAGTCACTCGATCAGAAAAAGTAAAGTCGTTTTATCTATCATTTAATTAAAAACTATCATGAAATTTAAAGATTTCTGCCTAAAAAAAGGAATAAACAAGGCAACAATGGAAACAATGTCACCAGAAGAATTAGGTGATTTACATTCCGAGTTCCAGACCGAGTTGCATGCCGAGTTAAAAAGCCTGATTGATAAAAAAGGCGATTCGGAAACAATCACTAAACTACAAGCGCAAGTAGATGCGTTTGGCGAACTTGTTTCTAAAGAGCAATTTGACTCTTTGAATGCTAGTTACAAAGCTATTGCAGTAGAAGTTACTAAGTTAAAAAACGGAACTTCTGATGGAGGAGAACAAAAATCAAAGCTTGTTCAAATTATCGAAGCCAACAAGGAAGGCTTAGAGGCTTCAACCAAAAAAGGGAAAGACTTTGAGTTTACTGTCAAAGCTGATACTTTAAGAGCCTCGGTAGTAGGCAATCAGGCGGCATTAGATTTGACTGATGTTGGTCAATTAGCACATCGCAAGCTGACAGTTTACGACATTTTTAGAAAAGTACCTGTACCTGCTGGATCAAATGGCGTTGTTCGCTATGTAGACTGGGACGATGCCACAACAGTAAGAGCTGCCGCTGCTATTGCCGAAGGTGCTGCATTCCCAGAATCTACTGCAAAATGGGCAACATATACACTCGCTTTGCAAAAGGTTGGCGACATTATCCCTATGTCAGAGGAATTAATGTATGATGCGCCTTTGTTTGCTGCTGAACTGCAAAACTTCTTAGAAACAAACGTTGCTATAAAAGTAGACACAGATTTGGTTACAGGGAATGGAACAGCTCCGAATATAAACGGATTGAAGGCTCAAATCCCTAACTATACTCCTGTTGCGGCTGGAATAACAGATGCTAGTATTTACGATTTGCTAGTCAAATTACGTGAGACAATTTCGGCACCTTATGGAAGTAAGTATTCGCCAAACGTTGCGTTGATGAACATTGCCGACATCAACAAAATGAAGTTGAAAAAGGATGCAAACCTTAACTATGTTTTGCCACCATTCTTCAATCAAGCAGGACAAATAGTAGATGGTATTACCGTTATTGAGTGTAATGCTTTCGCAGCAAACACGATGGTTATTGGAGATAGTCGTTATGGTGCGATCTACGAAATACCTGGAATTACAGTTCAGACAGGTATTTCGACAGGGGACTTTGAAAGTGATATGATGAGTTTAAAAGCTCGAAAACGTTTGAATCTTTTGATTCGTACCGTTGACCGTACTGGGTGGTTGGAAGTTACTTCGATTTCTGCGGCTCTTACCACTTTAGCTTCATAGTTATGGTAGAGATTCAGTTTACTCAGGACTTTGCCAATAGGCAGGAAGGTAGTAAATGGGAATGTGATTCTATGTTAGCCAGTCAACTGGTTAACATAGATCAAGTTGCTGTTTATACGAATAAGGACATGCAAGATTACTCTAATAGTTTAAAAGCTAAAGAAGAGGTTATTGAAAAATCGGGAGCCGAAATAGTTGTTGAAGAACCTGAAAAATCGGAATCTGAAACATCAGCCCAATTTGTAAAGAAAAAATAAAAATGGGTTTACTTATTGTAAAGGGTGATTTTGTTGGCAAGTATGCTTTAGCGACTAGCACAAAAGGCAGTGACAACATAGATGCCTACATAGCGGAATATGAGGAACAAATACTCATTGATTTGCTAGGTTTGGAGTTATTTGAGTTGTTTAAAGCCGATGTGAATAGTGGCACGAAAAAGCCTGTTACCGACATTTATTTGACTCTTTACGATCGGTTAAACTTCGAGTATTGTAATCGTTTGCTCACTTCTTTTGGGATTAAGAACATCTTGCTTTCGATCATTTACTTCTATTATGTTAGAGATAACGTGGTAAAGCAAACGGTAAATGGTGACGTGAAAATTCAGACGGAAGTTTCGCAACCAGCCGACCAAACATATCTTTTATTGCGATACAATGAGGCTATAATGGCTTATTCGGTGATTCAGAGGTATTGTTTGGAAAACGAAGCAGATGTTTACCCAACTTTCAAAGGCACTTATAAGCAAGTCGC